TTGATCAATATTTCTTTATCAGACGCAGCCTTCTTAGCAGGAGCCTTTTTCGCTTCTGCCGGGGCAGCTGTCTTTTTTGGTTCTTCGACTTCCGCATCCTCTATGGACTTGGAAGTAACTACATTGTCATCAGCCATGATTAAATATTACCATACCTCCTTTCATAATACCAACACGTTCTAACGAAGACGGGGGGCAGTTCCGCAACTGCCCCCTCGCCCTCATAAGTTATTCAATTTTCTTAAGCGGCTCGGCGCTTAATGTTCTTCGTAATCACGTAAGCATCGAAGTTTTCGACGTTTGACGCAACCCTAGTGAACTGAGTATACTCAATCGTGTCTTTCTTTGGCTTGAACTCGCGATACACGACGATTTCACGCTGAATACCAATAATATGGTTCTGCGGGAATGTCATGATAAGGTAAGCGTGGTCGCCTGCGGCACCACCGTAATCGCCAGCAACGGATTCCGGCATGAGGGGAACCTCAGTAACCGGGATACCAAATGGACGTAGACCTGTTGAACCAGGCCCGCCACTTGCACCACCATCACCCTCGAAGTACCGACCACCAATGTTAGAGTTGACAGGGGAGCCGCCAGAAGCGACATTCCCATCAACCTTAACGGACGGATCTCCAAGATGATAGATCGTATCCTGTACCAACTGCGGACCAGACATGAACCTGAGTTCCTGCCTGCGCTGAAGGTACTTGCTAGGAATCTTACGGAGTGAACGATCATACACTGAACGTGAAATCGGCATGCCGCCTTCTGCGTCCAAAACATAACCGCTTGCCAATGCAAGCTTAACAAAGCCATCAAGGCTCTTGAGTAGAGCATTGCTGTCCGTTGTATCGCCATTAATAAACAAATCATCAAGATCGTTCGCTGTTTGGCGAGCCATCACTGATGCGAGATGATCCTCTAACGAATCACCCGCAATGTTGTCCTCAAGGGACTCAGTGCTGACTTCCCAGTCCAAGCGAAGTTTCACAGTTGTAAGCGACACTTTGGTGAAGGTCACAGCAGCGTTTGCGCCGGTGTCAGAAGCCTCAGTTGCCTTCGCCATGATGCGCGTACCAATGGAGAGCTTATCGATCTCCATCTGCGGAGTACGCATACGCACAACACGGGAATTCTGCAACAAGACAGACTGATCAACAACGAAATCAATGAAGCGGTTCGCCTGAGCGGGCTTTAAAATACCGCCACTGGCTGCACCGACAACGCTGGTCGTAACTTCATTTGCTTTCGCAAGAATTTCTTCCTGAGTTGACATTTTTTCCTCCTATTATTTTCTTACTTCTCGTAGCCCAGGCTCTTAATAAGTTCCTGGGGTAGATAGAGGTTGTCCCAAAAAGAAGACTGTGCCTTCTCAGTAAGAATTTCTTCCTCCACCATTTCTTCGTCGCTTTCGACGCTCTTTTTAATTGCGCCGGCAGTTTCTAGCTGCTCGATCTTAGCCGAAGCATCAGATAGAGCACCCTTCTGCTCTTCGATAATACCAATAGCATCATCTAGTTCCTTGCGGAACTCAGCAACAGCATCATCGATAACAGCAGATTCGGTTGTGGCCTCAACGACCTCAACTTCCTCGACTTCAACGCTTTTTGCAACTGAATCTAACTTCTCATCTACATAAGCCTCAATATCAGACTTAAGTTCCTCGCGGAACGTGGGAAGCTTCTCATCAACGACTGCACCAAGCGCGTCCTTAAGCATTTCAATATCCATATTTCCATCTCCTTCGGATTCTTGATTTGAGTCAGGAGAAGCTTCATTCTCGAACTTCTCTATGTCGTTTGATGCGGAATTTTCATTTTCCATATCAGTATGGAGCCAATTTACGAAACGACGAAGTAGGGATACTTTATCCTGAACGGACAAGTCCCCCAAAACGTCTACACTTTCCGCAAATGTTTGGTCATCCACAGTTAGAACATTATCATAATCTTCATCTTTTTGCAAACTAGTGTTCGTTTCTATATCATTTTCATCAGTTTCAAGTACATAACATAGCTCTCCTGCCTCATTCGACTTAACCAATTCAACAACAGCAGCGGGATTAGCTGGATTATCTACCAAACTAACCTCGCCAAGTTCATATTTGGTTATACGATGGACAGGGCGGCCTAATTGTTTACTCAATGTTTCATCTATATTCTTTTCTAGTATTCTTCCACCGACTGAGAACGCTGCCAGCGTTCCGTCCAAGACCTTTTCCCAAGTACTTTGGGCACCCTTGGATACAAACGCAGACAGCCTCATGCCCTTATGCAGGGCACCATCGATTTCTAAGTCGATAGGTTCATAATCAATTGCCTTACCAACGGCAATCGGAGCGTGCATCTCTCTGATGTTGCCACGCCAAGCCTTAAAGGCTGTCGCAGAAGCACCAAACTCAATGATGTCGCCAGAACTATCTATATTGTCAGCGGTGGCAACTCCTGTTACAATGCGCTCTTCCGCCTTGATCATCTCAATAGGAAAAGACACATGAAACGTATTATCTTGCATAATCGCCTCCTGTATTCAGTATAATATACTATTTATTGCATAAAAACGCAAGTTGTGTTAAGAGCCTGTCCCAAACACACGACAGTTAACGGCAGTGGTCTTGACTTCAAAACTGTGGTGGTTTCCGGGTATGGCAATATAAGTAGTGCCGCCAGGTGGTATTGCAATTCTGCGCTGATCAGTTGATCCGCCATCAAATTGTATTGTAGCGATGGTTGTCGCATGTGAATTCCATACCCATAAACAACTTACTGAAATATGATCGCCACCAGCAGACGTAATCTGGATTACTCCATCGGAGTCCTGGTATCCGTCCGGGGTGCCCCACCAGACGATAGATTCCATTCCATTATAAGACATAGTGTCCTCCTTTATTCATCTTGTGCTTCCCCACGTTCTCGCCGTTCTCCAGTGACCGCCGTAGGCGCTTGGCCACCAGCCCTGTCCGGTCCCGCTTTAGGCGGAGAACCAGACTCAGCATTATCGTTGCCATCCGGTGCGCCCGGTGGCTTTTTGGCTTCTTCTTTCTTTTCTTTCTCATCCATATCCAACTGTCGCATTCTGACGTTGGACGGGAATGGAAGAATCTCGTTACCTCCAGAACGCTGAGGTATCCCCATCTGTTCCCTAACCTCATTCGGGGTAATAACCTCTGTCCTGAGATACCTGTCGTTAATTCGAGATTGAAGATCATCATCAATTAAGTCAATCGTTTCAAATCTGAAATTTACAAGCTCTGTATACTCTTTGACGATCCTATTGATTCTTTTCTCAATAATCTTTTGATCAGGACCAACAACTTGAGTCTTAAACGTCTTGTCGGCATCCCTAGACACGGCCAAGTTGGCATTATCATAAACACCAACCTTCGGTGCTGGAACCCTATTGCCGACCAGGATCTCATCACGATTAGACTTACGATATTTATCGAATGACGAATCTTGCACCCCGGCCTCAAGTTTCTCAAACCTAATATCAGAATCCTGTCCCATCGAAGGGGGAAGGGGAACAATCAATGTTCCATGATGCTTACCCTTAACTTCTTGACGGAAGTAATTTACAAGTTGGTCCTTTGATTTCTGACTCAACTTGGCTCCCTTGAGAACAATTGCATACCTCGGAATGGCCTTGTTTTCAAAATAATCAATATTATATTCCTTGGCAAACTTGTCTCCGATAATTGCAGCCGCAGCCGGAACCGCCGGGGGAACTCCGTAATATGTGTTATTTGGAGTATAAGATTTAAATTGAATCATTTCATTAGGGGCGCCATCCTTCCCCATCGGGTCCACCCCTTCCAAATCCTGGAAATTTCTAAAGAAGACGGCATTTACTTTTGAAGTATTTGCAAGTTGTATAAATCCATCCCTATTGCGCCGGACGCGAACCAGTGTAGCCGGAACATGACCAACGTATCCAATCTGTCCAGCATTAGTCCTTCCGATTTCCAGATATCCGTTACCGACAGTAAGATAGTCATTCCAAACCTTAATCATGGTTTCGATAAACGTCTCATTCTCATTAAACTCATCAAAGAGCTCAACCATCTTGCGCTTTTGACGATCTATGTCATTTCTAACTCGTTCAAGCTTAGATACAGAAGTTTGACTTCTTTCTAATTTCTTTTGCGCTCGGTGACTATCATCAAAATCAAATCCTAAGCCAACAGTATTCATAGTGCGAGCATTTACAGCGGCATAGTGAATAGAACTCTGCTCATACAATTCAGCTAAAGTATCTAAATCATATGGGGGAGTGACAACATCAAATAAAGCATATCCGTCAATAGTTTCTGGATCGATATACTTGCTGGTGGCACCTTCGGTATCTATTGCTTTCTTAATAAGGCTATTAGCCTTACGCTTCATCTTTGCTGGCAAACTAGATACATCAAGTTTCTTAAAATGATCATTCTGCTTACTTACAACATCAAAACCAACATATGAAACATCATCAATTTCTGCAATCGCTTCCTCGTCTTCAACAAATTCAGTCATTGCCGCCTCCACTTGGCATTATCTTGGTCGGATCAAAGAATTCTTCCATAGGATCAGGAATCTTTCCATCCAGCAAACGCTCAGTTTGCCCTTCAGCCTCATCGTCGCTAACCTTTCTGGCCCCCTCGACCCAGTGAACCTTCCCGCCAGCCCTGTCGGACCAGTAGGCAGCAGCCTCAGCGACTTGACGCTCAACTACCGGGTTGCCAACGAATCCTTCAGCGCAAAGAATGTTCCTGTCGGCGTCCATTAACAACTGACCATTTGGGAGCATCCATGCGCACACGCCGAAAATGCGCTGATTCACCAAAAGGCCGCCTCTGTCCACATAATTCCTGTTCATAATGAAATCTTACCACAAAATGGATGAAAAAGCACTACTTATTGTCTTTTTCTTCATCAACTTGTTCAAATTTCACCATTTTCAAGGCAAACTCCGATAAAGTAGAGTAACTCTCAGGGATCTTGTCCCCTTCGGGAAACTCCAATATCTCGTATTCGCCTGTTTCGTGGCATATATATTCTTGCTCTATATATTTATCCATAGACTAAAGAGCGCAAGACGTACATTCGGGATCGTCTATCCTGCACGAGTCGCCATCACTAGTTGAGTTGAGAACTTGCTCATGTCTTGAGCCATCACGATATATGGTGATTCCCTTGCATCCCTTATTGTATGCAAGCCTATATAGGTGATCAGTTTCTTCAACTGAGTAGTCTGGCGGGCAGTTGGTTGTTTTGCTAATTGCGGAATCAACCCACCGCTGTGCAACGCTCTGAATATTAATGTGGTCTTCGGGAGTCAAATCTCTAGTCGTAACACAGTACGACGGAAGATCGTCCAAACTGAGTCCCAATTCTTTGATGACAGGAACAGTCTCAGTGTGAATACCGAGTCTACTAGTTCTGCTATAGGTCCAATCAAAATATGGCTCAATACCAGTGCTTGTACCCATCATCGTTCCAGTCGTCCCAGTCGGGGCAACTGTAAGTAAACAAACGTTCCTAATGCCATGTTCTGCTACAGCTTCACGAATTCCAGAAGACATGCCTCGCATGAATCCAGATTGTAAATATTTTTCTGCGTCGAACTTGGGGAACGATCCTTTTTCTTTAGCGAGATCAATTGAAGCACTATACGCTTCAACCGCAATGGTTTCAAATAAAGCCTCAGTAAAAATAACGGCATCTTCGCTTCCATACTTCAGTCCCATCCTCACCAACATTTCAGCCAGCCCCATCACGCCAAGACCAATACGCCTGTTTCCGCGATGGTTATCGTCAATCTCAGGAAAATGATATTCATTTGCATCAATCACATTATCAAGCATCCTGACTGCCGTCTTGACCACATGACCCAAATCATTCCAAAGAATATCTCCAGTGTCATCAACAAATTTTGCAAGGTTAACTGCCCCAAGAGTACATACTCCATAGGCTTCCAATGGCTGTTCCCCACACGGGTTAGTGGCCTGAAGCCTACCGAAGTACCAAGAATTACTCATCTTGTTTGATCTATCTATAAAGTGAAGTCCTGGCTCTGCTGAGGCCCACGCAGAAGAAATGATCGCATTCCAGATCTTTGATGCCTTTACAGTTTCGTAAACGTTTACATCCTTGCCAATATCAATCCATCTCTTGATATCTCCATCCCACAGTGCATCATATTCTGGATCAGTGGTGTCTGGAAATACTAAATTCCAATCTCCATTATTCTCTAGAGACTTCATGAAGTCATCAGTAATGCATACACTCATATTTGAGTTTTCAAATTCTCCGGCTTTCTGTTTTGCCGAAATGAACTCCATAATGTCAGGATGCCACACATCAAGCATGAGCATAGTTGCCCCTCGACGGGATCCCCCCTGCTCAATCAGGCCGGTAGAAAGATTGAACATCTTTCCCCAAGACACTGCTCCCGATGATGAGCCATTAACCCCAACAACCTTTGAATAACGAGGCCTAAGGGACGACAAGTTGATACCAACACCACCACCCCTAGAATGAGTCTCCGCCATCTCTTTAACACTGTCTAGGATCCCACCACGGGAATCATCGGGAGATGGCAACACAAAACAGTTCTGTAATGTCAGCCCCTTCTGGCCAGCGCCAGCCAAAATACGTCCACCAGGGATAAAGTAATCAAAAAGAATTTTCTCAAAGTCATCAGCAACTTCTTTCCGAAGCGACTCATGCTCTTGCTCAGCCAAAGAAGTGGCAACCCTTTTCTTAACCTCATCTGGATGCAGTTCGATGGGCTTAGAGATCAGATCAAAATGAACCTCGATGCTCTCGCCATCTCCCAACCATACTTCAGCATGCTTAGTGTCATTGAGAACACTACGAATAAATCCGATCTCTTTCTGTGGCCACTTGGGGTCCTTATTGGTAATGACTAAAACTAAATCTCCAATATCAAGAACCCCTTTGGGGGCTTTGAGTGTGTATCTGTCTAGAAAAATTTTGTAACCCTGCACACCGCTGTTGCCAAATATTTTTGGATATTTTATCTTGAAACTTTCTTTCTCTTTCTCTATAGCATCCCCTACGGTCGTAGTCTGATTTAGATCGGCAACGGTGCTTATTGTCATTATTCCTCCACGATGAAAAATTCTCGCCCCACATCAGAACGAGTATACTATCCTACCACACTAAAGCTTCTGTGGCTAAGACGTTTGCCCTGCTCAGTAAACAAATTTCAGATTTTTTGGAGCAGGGTGATCAGCCTATCAGTGATCTGTTCCCATGTCGCGGACGACCGCAAAATTTTTGCGGATTTGACCGCCTCTAACTTCAGCGTATGATAATTATCCAACGTTTCGTATAAAATATCTGGTAGTGCTGAATAGTCCGGGGTAATCCAGAGTCCTAAATCTTCGTCTTCCGTATCTGTAGTAGCCTCTTCCCAGTTGTGTGGCCAACATATTGTATGCTCGCTGTATTCAGAGCATCCGGTTAAATGGGTGGTTATAGTGGGCATACCTGTGGCAACAGCATGAAACGGCACCATCCCAAACCCCTTACCGTTGCAAGGATATAACATGGCATGGGATGTGTAATATAGATTTCTATATTCAGAATCTTCAAGGCGTTCGTCTACATATACAACATTTGGATGGTCAATCGTATTCATCAACCCACGCGTTGTCTTAACAACTAGTTTAACTTCATCAGGTAAATCTGAATCTATAAATGTTTCAATAGTGTCATACACTACATTTGTATAAACATCGCCCCCGTTATCCAACAGGAAATAGAAATCCT